GGCTGCATATTGCTTTTCCCCAAAGAAGCCCTCCATTGCCGTTGAACGTTCCATTGACCGTCAGCTTACTCTGTTCTAAATTCATCGAACTCACGTTATATTATGGGATTAAGCCATAAATACAGGGTTCTTTTTAATATGCAAAAAAAGCAAATTATTTTTAGAAATGATATAAATCAAGAATCTTTTTTCTTATAAAATACATTTAGCTGTTGATAATTGCTATAAGCATTTATTATTCTTCCTTAATTCCGCAACTTAGTTAAATATTATGTTTTATAAGCTCCTGAGCAACAAAAAGTTGCTCAGGATTTTGTCATGTCATTTTTTTCACTTATCTTAGTGTTGCAAATCCAAAGACAGTGAAAAACGCAACGGACATGACAAAAATACAAATTAAATTTGAGAATCTCACTCCTTTCGGCGGTATTTTTCCAGTCATGGAGCAATTTGACTCCGGCCTCTCATCGGTGATTGATTCCACACTGGGGTTAAGATGCAAGTTCTATGGCTATCAGTACAGCGAGATCATCCGTTCGCTCATGAGCGTCTACTTCTGTGGCGGTTCATGCATAGAGGACGTCACCACTCATCTGATGAAACACCTCTCTCTTCATCCGACACTCCGCACTTGCAGTGCCGACACCATCCTCAGAGCCATAAAGGAACTGACCCGGGATAACATCTCGTATACCTCAGACACTGGCAAGGTCTATGACTTCAATACGGCAGACACGCTCAACACATTACTTCTGAATTGTCTGCTGGCCACGGGGCAACTGAAAGCGGGCGGGGAGTATGACGTTGACTTCGACCACCAGTTCCTTGAGACGGAGAAGTATGACGCCAAGCCTACATACAAGAAGTTTCTCGGATACCGCCCGGGCGTTGCCGTTATAGGGGACATGATTGTCGGCATAGAGAACAGCGACGGAAACACCAATGTGCGTTTCCACCAGCAGGATACGCTGAGGAGAATCTTTGAGAGGCTTGAGCGCAACAATATTGCAGTCAACCGCTTCAGGGCAGACTGTGGGTCTTGCTCTGAAGAAATAGTGGAGCAGGTTGAGAAGCATTGCAAGTCTTTCTACATCCGTGCCAACCGCTGCAGCTCGCTCTATGAGGACATCCTTGCGCTCAGAGGGTGGAAGACGGAGGAGATCAACGACACGGTGTTTGAGCTGAATTCCATTCTTGTTGAGAAATGGAAAGGAAAGGCGTGCCGTCTTGTCATTCAAAGGCAGAAGCGCACGGACGGTGAGCTTGACCTGTGGGAGGGTGAATACACCTACCGCTGCATCATGACAAACGACTACGGGTCTTCCGTGAGAGAGATTGTCGAATTCTATAACCTTCGCGGAGGAAAGGAGCGTATCTTCGATGACATGGCGGGCGGATTCGGATGGAACAGACTGCCAAAATCCTTCATGGCAGAAAACACGGTCTTCCTTCTGCTCACGGCACTCATACGCAACTTCTATAAATTCATCATGGAGAGACTGCAAGTGAAGAAGTTCGGACTCAAGACAACAAGCCGTATCAAGGCCTTCGTTTTCAAGTTTATCTCTGTCCCGGCCAAGTGGATTAGAACGTCGAGGCAGTCGGTGCTGAATATGTACACAGACAATCATGCCATAGAAACATGTTCAATACAGACTTTGGGTAATCCTTATTGCTTGTCGGTGTTCAACGGCGTATTGCCTCAAGTCGCTTTGTGGGGTAAGGGGATGAAATGCTCTGTCACGAAAAATACGACACCATCATGACAGCCAGAGACAACAAAATGATGGTTATGAGCCAAACTGGCATTTTATCGCAACAGTTGCGGATTTGAGGATTTGTATTTTTGCCATGCCGTGTTAATGAATTGCTAATTTGTTTTTGCACCACTAAGTTAAGTGATTTTTTTGACATGGCCAAATCCTGAGCAACTTTTTGTTGCTCAGGACGTTATAAGATATTAGAGACTATTGTGGTGCGGATATTAGGTACATTAAGCAATCGTTTCAGAGATATAACGGGAGACAACTTTGAGCTTGTGTTTACTCTGAATAATAAGACCTACAGCAAAATGCTGCACTGATTTACTATGTTGTTGGGCAGGAAAGTCTAAAAGACTTATCTGCCCAACTCTACGATACTGCGTATCTTCACACGCCCTAAGATTAACGACATCACCAAAGCAATGTTCAAATAATAGCTACGATTATGGATGGTTTACTTTGTCCCGAATGTGGATGCCCGGAGGTTGTAGTCTATGATGACGGCACATGCGAATGTCAAGTCTGCGGATTTGTGGGGAGAATAGATATGTTCAGAAACTAAGCAGCATTGTACATTCTAACGATAGTTGCTCTGTTCCACAAGATTTCCGTCGGGGTCTCTGACATAGAGGTTCATCATGGCTCCGTGTGCTCCATGACGCTCAACAATATCCGTCAGAGGTGTGATACCTTTGGTCTCTAATTCTCGTTTGACGGTTTGCAGGTCATCCTCTACTATCAGGCAGAAGTCCTGCGAGCCATAAGCTGGATTTAGTGCAGCTGGCTGAAATTCACCTTTACAGGTATGGATAGATATTTTGCCACCGGGAAAGTATAGGTTGTGTTGGCCTTTACTTTCCCGGTGTTCCATGCCTATATTCCAACATAGAAATCGAGACACGTCTGCAAATTCTGTGTAGTGATTACGAAATGGTCGATATTCTTTATCCTCATAGCCTTCGTTTTTTATGGGTACAACGTGAACACTGAACCATGGTCGCCCTCGCCATCATAGTCTGTTGACAAAGGCATCTGTGAGCAAAAGGATGACAGGGAGTCGTCGGGAACGTGCTCATTCAACTCCAAGTGAAAGGAGAAAGACGGACGGTCGTAGTGCAAGTCCCATAGGGAAAAGCCAAGGGAGTTGACCGCTGCCGTTATCTCGTCCTGTATCTGCCAGATGTCTTCGTAGTTCATGGGCTATTTGTTGTGTGGGTGGTCTTCTGCTGCCATATCCGTCTGTGTCTCTTCGTCATGATGGGTGTAGGTCATGGGGACGGTTTTGCCTTGCAGCCGTTCTTTGAGCTTCGTATTGCGCTCAGTGACGGTGACGTGGCTGACGGCATACCATAGGGCACGCTTCTGACCGATGACAATGCAGACTTTCTTGGCACGGGTGACGGCGGTGTAGATGAGGTTGCGCTGGAGCATGACGTAGTTGGTGAAGTGAAGGGGGATGACGACGATGGGATATTCGCTGCCCTGGCTCTTGTGGATGGTCGTGGCATAGGCGAGACTGATCTCGTCGAGTTCCGAAGACTCGTATTCCACAGACTTGCCGTCGAAGCTGACAGTCAGTGTACGATCCTCCATGTTGACAGCGGTGATGAGTCCGATGTCGCCGTTGAACACTTCCTTGGTGTAGTCGTTCTTGAGCTGCAGCACGCGGTCGCCTTTGCGGAACACGAATCCGGCACGGGTGAGGCCATTGCCGGTGGGGTTGACACGCTGTTGGATGGACATGTTCAGACTGTTGGCACCTATGGCACTGCGCTGCATGGGCGTGAGCACTTGTATGCTGCTCCGTGGTACGTTGTAGGCTTTCGGCAGACGGTGGCTGATCAGGTCGACGATGGTCGAGGCTATCTGCTCGGGCTCCTCGCACGCCATGAAAAAGAAGTCGGACTGCTTGCCGTTGCGGATGTCGGGCATCCGTCCCTCGTTGATGGCGTGGGCGTTCATGATGATACGACTGGTCTGTGCCTGACGGAAGATACGGGTGAGACGGACAACGGGGACGACGCCTGAGTCGATGATGTCACGAAGCACGTTGCCCGCACCGACACTCGGTAGCTGGTCCACGTCGCCGACAAGCAGCAGGCGCATATCTGACGGAACGGCTTTCAAGAGGTAGTTCATCAGCACGATGTCGATCATCGAGCACTCGTCGATGATGAGTGCGTCACCCTCCAACGGGTTCTCGTCGTTGCGTTTATAGCCCTCGGCAGGATTGAACTCCAACAGCCGGTGGATGGTCTTGGCTTCCATGCCCGTGGCCTCGGTCATGCGCTTGGCGGCACGTCCGGTAGGTGCGGCAAGGAGGATGTGGAGTCCCATCTCTTTGAAAGCGGCAATGATGCCGTCCTCGGTGGTGGTCTTACCTGTACCTGGTCCGCCCGTGAGCACCATGACCTTGTTGTGGACAGCGGTGCGGATGGCTTCCGCCTGAAGGTCATCGTAGGTGATGCCGGTCTTCTTGCTGATAGCGGCGATGTCGGGCTCTTTCTCGAACATGTTCTGCTGGCGGGTGGTCAGGAGTGTCTTGAGTTTGTTGGCAGTGCCCACCTCACTGAAATAGAATGGCGGAAGGTAGATCGCCTCGTCCTCTATCTTCAGATCCTCATCCGCTATCATCTTGTCAAGCGCGGACTCGATAGCAGTCTTCTCGGCTTCCAACAGTTTTACACCGGCATCCACGAGCTGATCACGGTTGGCATAGACGTGACCCTCGTTGGCAAGTTGGTTGAGGGTGTAGAGAATACCGCTGCGGCAACGCCGCTCGTCGTTCTTCCCATAGCCCATCTTCTCTGCGATGGAGTCGGCGGTCTTGAAGCCGATGCCCCAGATGTCGTCGGCAAGGCAGTAGGGGTTGGCCTTCACCTTGTCGATACTCTCCTTTCCGTAGGTCTTGTAAATCTTGGCGGCATAGGCGGTGCTGACACCGTTTCCTTGGAGAAAGACCATCACATCCTTGATGTCGAGCTGTTTCATCCAAGAGTCGTGGATTTTCTTGATGCGCTTGGGGCCGATACCGTCCACCTCGCCGAGTTATTGGCTGTCCTTCTCGATGATATCGAAAGTATCCATGCCGAATTTGGCGACAATGAGCTTGGAGAACTTCGGACCGATGCCCTTGACAAGTCCGCTGCCAAAGTACTTCTCCAATCCGAAGAGGGTGGCGGGCATAGCTTCCTCGTAGCTCTCCACAACAAACTGACTGCCATACTGCCGGTTGACCTTCCATTGACCTTCGGCAACGAGTACAGTGCCCACGGTCACGTCGAGCATGTTGCCAACCAGGGTGACGAGGTCATCATATCCCTTCACCCGTGCCTTCAGTATCGAATAGCCGTTCTCCCCATTCTGATACGTAATCCGCTCTATGACTGCGCGCAACTTCATAACTGAATACAAAAATACGAAGTTTTGGTGAGAATACAGATAAATAAACAGAAAAAGCCGGCACCATCCATATTTTGCATAGATGATACCGGCCTGACGCAGTATGATTTTGCTTATGTTACTTCACAAATAAAAAAGGGACCGCTCCAAAGAGCAGTCCCCGTGTTTCAGAGCAGAACCGAAAGCCGGTTAAGCGACCTCTATCTTCTTTGTCTCTTTCTCTGCCTTGCCCGTACGAGGAAGCGTGATATGAAGCACACCGTTATTTACCTTAGCCTCAATCTTGTCTTTCTCCACGTCGTCAGACAGCGTCAGAGCCTGCTCGTAATTGCTGTATGAGAACTCGCGGCGCAGATAGTGCTCCTTCTTGTTCTCGTCTTTCTTTTCGTTCTTGTGCTCCATCTTGATGGTCAGGCAACCGTCCTTGTCAACGTTCACCTTGAAGTCATCCTTGGTGGTGCCAGGGGCTGCAAGCTCAACTTCATAAGCCTTGTCGTTTTCCTTGACATTGATAGCAGGTGCTGTGACATTCATGCGCGGCATCCAACTCGTGTTCAACATGTCATCGAAATCATTGTCAAGCCAATTGTTCATGTCACTTAAAACTGGATACATCATAAGTCAAAACCTTCTAATTATCAATTAATTCTTTATTTATCCTCAGCTCTTCCATCGTTCTCAGGTTCCTTTCGTTGCCCTCGATCGACCTCCGAGCTTCACTAACCATAAATGCAATATATGTGCCCAAAGGCCAAAGATGACAAATCGTGCCATTGTTGTCAGCAATGCTTAAAATATTTACATTTTGCTGACAATATTTCTTTTTGTTGGAACCAAGTCATTCACTCTCTCTACAGATGGATAAACTCCTCGAAAAGTATCCCCAACTCTTTGACTAATTAGACAGTCCATAGGGGATTTCAGGATGGATGGAATTTGAAGGACTTTAATGTAACCCCCCACGATTACCAAAGACAACCTGCTATGACATGCAGGTTGTCTTTGGAGTTGCTTAGAAAATGTCGCTGATCAATGCAAAGAGCAATTTAGCCAGTTCTATCAGCACACAACCCGTCATGGCACCCATAAAGCTTGTCACAAAGTAGGTCGCCTTAATGAAGGTGTCTTCCTTTGCTTCAATCAACGGGCGACTTGGGATGGTCATGTCGCATGAATCTGAGGCATCCGACTTTGCAGTTGATGGCTGCACATTCTTTGGCAATACCACCTACCCAATGAACTTGGTTCCGATGAAGGGCTTCATACCATGTGTCTTGAAGTATTCCCTGTCCGCGTACTCGTCAAGTTCAGCTTCGCTCATACCAAAGTACAACCCATACTCTGCAAGGGCATCACCAAGGCTTGAAATCACCATGGTACTGAATGAGGGAAGTCCAAGAAGTTCTTCCTCATTCTTCATACATAATTCGAGAACGTTACTGATGTCATTGTGATTGACATCTTTCTTTACTCTTCTCTCAAGGCTCGGACGCAACCCCAACTCTCTGATGAGAGTTAACGTTGAGCAAACTCCGTCAAGTTCAATTCTTTTCATACTGTTGTAGGTTGGTTTATCGTTGATTTACTTTCTTTCTTCTGATTTGCCTAACAGATCAGTTATCATGCTTTCAATCTCGTCGTTTACCTTTTTGAAATTTCTGTTGAGCATGATTTCCTTGTCACGCTGGCTTTTGAAGGCATAAATCTTGGGGAGGTCAATGTAGCGGGACTCCTCTCGGCGTATCTTGCCCATGTCGAAATCGGTTTTGCAAAAATACTTCGTGGTCCTGAACTCAGGGCTTTCCTCAAGGTTGATGCCACTGAAGGAGCTGCGCTCTGTGGGCGTGAAGTCACGGGCAGCCTGTCCGGCAAGCCAGCCGGTGGCCATGTCTGCGATTTTGGCGGCCGGGACGAGGTTGTCCATCTTCTCACTGATGGAGGTGCTGACCTTTGAGTCGTTGATGGTGATTGACTTGCTCGTCTGCTTTGCTTTGCCGAAGACGTCGTTCTGTGCCCACTCCAAAGTTTCCTTGTTGCGGGCAGCACCCATGAAGATGTTGCCGCAGGTGGTGATGATCTTCTGCATGCCGTTCTTGCCATAGTCAGCCTCCAACTGGGGAAGTTCCTGAAAACCGAGGGTGACGGCCACTTTGTTGCTTCGCGCAGTACCGATGAGACGGTCTATTTTGTGGAAGTAGAGTGTGGGCAGCTCGTCGACGATGATGCTTACGGGCAGGTTGCCCTTGCTGTTGATACGTGTTACGAGTCGGTTGAGGATGAGGGCGTTGAGCGAGCCGATGACCTGCTCCTTCTCCGGGGCGTTGGCGATGACAAGGTAGCTGGGGTTGGACTTGTCGGAGATTTTAAGGTCGAAGTCGTCGCCGGTGAACACCCAGTAAGCCTCAGGGGAAACAAGACGGGCGGCATTGACACGGAGCGTTCCCACCATACCTTCCAGCTGGTCGTTGGCCTTGTTCTTGTAGGCACTTTGGAACGGTGCCATGAGGGACATGATTTTCGAATCTTGCATCAGGATGTCAAAAACCTCGCTGTAGCTGCGACCCAAGAAGCTGAGCACATGGGGCATATCGGAGTACTCGCCCGTGATGGTGTCGGGTTCCACCTCGTTGCCGTCCTCATCCTCGTACCAACTGCGGGTGATGACGATTTCCTTCTGGTTGCGGTCGAGATAGCTGAAGCCGTTGAGGTCGACGAACATGCCGTCGGCATCGGTGGAGACATTGTTGCTCTCCCTATCAGTGAAGTCAAGGACTACGTTGCCCCGTTCGTCCAAAGCTTTGTAGTCGCACCACTTCCTTGTGACGAGTTTCAGTTTTCTGCCGTCATACTCGACATAGCGGGTGAGCTTCCTGCCGTTCTTATAGCCTGTCGGGTGGAAGTTGACGAAGAAGTAGATGATGGCGGCAAGGAAGTTCTCGGCGGAGTTCTGGAAGAATGCCTCGGAGCCGCCTTTCTTCTCGCCACCGCCTTTGTTGAGGGAGGACAGAAGGGTGGCTGCTGTCTCGGAGGCTGCTGCAAGGTCGGGAATATACTTCCGCTGGATGGGGTTCACACGGTTACTGTACTCCACATCGGTGAAGTTGACGATGCGGAAGCCGCAGTTCTTGGGCAGCTTGCCCTGCTTGCGGTTCTTGCAGTACTGATAGAAGAGATTGCGGGCCAGTGCCGGGAATTTGTAGTCATAGACCATCATGGCAAAGCCCTTGGCACTGTGCTGACGGATGAACGGGTCGATGATGCCGAAGGACTTACCGGAGCCGGGCGTTCCCAAGACGATGGTGGCGCGGAAAGGGTTGATGATGTTGATCCAGCCGTGGTTCAGACGCTTCTTGTAGTAATAGACCATCGGGATGTTGACGCTGTACTCGTTCTCTTCCTTGTTACGGCTCTGCTCAAAAGACTCGTTTTCAAAGTTCCATTTGTCGTCGCCAATCTTCATGCCCAAATATTTGGCAATGGCATCGAAGCCCTGGTGGATGAGCATCGTGCCGACGACGGAGCTGAGGACATAGAGGCAGCGGTTGAGGGGATAACCGGCAAAGGAGCCATTGAGTGGCATATCATAGAAAATGAAGCACATGACGAGCATGGATGCTCCGGCAAGGACGGGATAGAGCACCATCGTCTTGAGGTTCCATTTCAGGCTCTTGCGTGCTCTCGTTCCTATGCAGGTAACAGTAATACAGATGAGCTCCATCACCTTGCAGACAGCCACGGAGTCGAAGACCTTGAAGCGGTGGAAGAGCTCAAGGACGAAGGCTACCATGCGGTTGTCGGAGGTGATGGGAAGGTTCATCACAATCTCTATAATCAGTATCAGATAGATGCACGAGCGGAACATGCTGTACATCTGCTGTTGTTCACGGGTTTCTTCCATAGCAAGGGGATTATCAAGGATTTTAGAATTAGAGAATAGTGCTCACGGTAGGCTTTTATTTCTCACAGATTTCACGGATTTATTAATCTGTGGAATCCGTGAAATCCGTGTGAGATTATTTACACACAAGAGGGTTAGGACGGGGATAAACCCCGTCCCTACGAGCACAACCGACCCAATCTCGCAAAGGCGCGAAGGACGCAAAGATTCCTTCGGAATGCGGAACTTTAGCGATCTTTGCGGCTTTGCGAGAGGTAAAAAATATCTGCGAGAGATAACGATAATCGTTTAATGCAGGTTAATCAGCAGATCCGGTGAGAAGCTGTCGGCATTGAGGATGTCACGGTAGTTGATGTCGAGGTAGCTGACACGGCCGCTGATCTGGTCCTCAGTGATTTCAAGTCGCAGCTTCTTCTCTTCAGGGAACGTGAGCTTCTTCAGCACGATGACATTGCGGTAGGACTTCGTGAAGTGGTCGGCATGGTTGACCATGTAGACGGGCGTGAGCTCGATGGTCTGTGAGTTCGTCGCCTTCAGTTCTTTCTTGTCCATCAGTTTCAGACGGATCTCGGCAATGTCGTACTTGATGTTGCTCCTGTTCTCCAATGAGAAGTCGATGAAGAAGTAGTCGCCGACAGTGTAGATGTTGTTCACCTGCGCACGGATGCCATACTGTTTGCCGTGCACACGGAAGCACTTGCGGCGGCTCGTGAAGATGGACCAGCACAGACGCGACATATCACCCTTGGTCATGCTCACTTCAGGGTGGGTGTAGTCGCGGATGTCCTCCTGCGCGACGGTATAGACGGAGTGGGCGCGCTTCGGTGCTTTCGTGTAGTACACGGTGAACTGGGCGATATGGCGTTCACCGATGACTGTCACCGTTCCTGCCAGCTCATTATCCATCAGCGTGGACTTGGACTTCAGACGGACGATGTTGTCGGCACACTGGTTGCCGACGAGCTTGTCAGTGGAGATGTCCACAAGCTTGATGTTCTCCGGCATGATGAGATGGGTGGTCACCTGGTCATTGACGTAGATAATTGTTTTCTGAAGGTTGCTCTCGAAGATGCGTGCGTCGTCCTCCGTGAGACGGTGGATGTAACGGACCTTGACTGTGTCGGGCTGTGCCGCATGAATGGTCATTGAAAGCATAAGGGCGAGTGAAAGGAATATTGTCTTCATATTCATATTGGATTGGGTGTTATTGAGTTAGTGAGTTTTTTAGTCCTGTTGTGTATTGATAAGGTAGACAATGGTGTTGTACTTGATTTTGGCTTTGTTCTTGCGGATGTTTTTCGATACGGCGGAACTGGCCGACTGATACATGTTCTGCAAGGCCTGCAGGGCGATAATCTCCGGGGACAGGCTGCCGGTGCCGTTCACGTCGAACTGGACACTCTGGGCAGCGACATTGGAGCCAGCGTCCTTCACCATCTCACGGAAGGTGGATTCGGGAACGTAGAAGCCTTCCATGCCGTCGTTGTCGAAGACGCTGAGGTCGACCTTGATGAACTTGTTGCCGACAAGGATGCTGGTGATGCTCGCCTTGACACGCTGCTGTCCGAAGCCGGTGACGATGCCGTAGAGGTAGGAGCCTTTCTTCAGTCGGATGCCTTTGACGGTCACGTCGTCGAGGAGCTTGAAGCGGAGGCGGGTGCCCTCACGTGCCTTGGTCGTGCGGTCTATCATCGCCTTGATGAGCGGCTCGTCGACATTCTCGGTACTGGCAACGGTGTTGAACTTCTCGGAGTTGTCCTCCTTGACTTTCTCGACAATCTCGGCCTTCTCTTCTTTCTTGCCTTTCTTCTTGGTGTTGCCGGTGAGCGCGTCGATCATCTCCTGCCGCTGCCGTCTTTCCTCGGCTTCCTCTTCCTTGTCACGACGGTCCTGTTCGGCCTGGTACTGCCGCTGACGTTCCATGCTGCGGTTCTGGATGCGGTCGAGCTCACGGGTATAGGCGTTGAGGTCTTCCTGCTGGCTCCTGCCACTGCTTCCATAGCCGCCTCTGCCATAGCCGTTGATACGGTTCATGTTGGCACGCTGACGCTCACGGAGGTCCTCCTCGGCTTTCAGTTGACGGAGGCGCTCGGCATTGACGGCATCGATGCGCTGCCGCTCCTCGTCGTTGTAGCCGCTGCCGGTGGTGTCCTTCTGTTCGTACTCGTCGCCGATGCCGTCGACGGCGGTAAAGGCTCCGTCCTCGGCAAAGTGCTTGTTCATCGCCGTCATCTTGTTGTCCATGCCCTCACCACGGGCATCGGGGATGCTCATGTTGATGGAGTCGGTGACTACGTTCCCGGCAGTCTTGCCGTTGCCCTTGAAGGTCTCCATGCCGAAGTAGATAAGCCCCAACAGGGGCAGGAAGATGACCAGAGGGAAAATGTACTTGGGTTGTCTGAGGTTCAGACGCTTGAGTTTCTGTAAGTTCATATCATATGATTTTTATTGTTTTGTGTCTATTGCCTATTGCTTATTGTCAAGGTACTTTACCACGAGTTCGAGCTGGCGGTACTTCACCATGATGTCCACGGAGTCCTTATGGCTCTTGACGGGCAGACGGACGAGGGAGTCGAGATCATGCTTGAGCTGCTGGCCTTTGTTGGTGAGCTCCACGGTCTGGTCCACCTGCATGGACTTCAGACGCTGGATGCGGCGGATGCCGTCGAAGGCTGGCTTCACGTCGGAAAGACCGCTCATCATGTCGGCCTCGTTGTAGGTGGAGGTAAGGGTGAGCCACGTGCCGACAATCAGTGAGAGCATGAGCATGCTGATGGTGATGACGGACACTTTTTTCTTGTGCTTGTCCGCCCATTGGTTGGCTTTGGCTATCTTGTCCTTGAGCTTGAACTTGTCGGTCAGTGACTTGATGCCTTCCGCTATCTTGGCGTCTTTCTTTGCTTTGGTGCGTTTAAAAATCTTCATGGTACATAAAATTATTTTTTATTTAATTGTACCGATCTACTCCCTTTTAGGTGGTGAGTATCTTCGGTTTAATAATCCAAATCTTTGTTCTCCAGCATTCTCCAGTTGGTGATGAGCAGTCCGTGGGGATTGTTCTGTGTCCTTGGCACGTTCTCTATCTCGCCCACGGTGATGATGGAGCGTTTAAGGTCACGGCTGCGACGCTTGATGAGCTGCGTGCCGAAGTACTTGAACTTCTTGTCGTGCTCGTTGAACTGGATGGAGTCGCATTTGATGGTGCAGACGGCGGAAGAAGATATGATGTCGGAGTAGAAGCCGTTTTCTTCCATGGCCTGTTTCTGCTTCATCGCCGTACCGTCTGCCATGTAGAGTGCCTTGCCGAGGGTCCACTTGATGTAGTCGTCATCGGGCGGAAGGTTGAAGAAGTACTGGTGGAAGAGCTGGATATGTGCCTTGGCTTCCATCACGAAGTTGGCTTCCTGCAGACTGCGCTCGGCAAGGAAGGGAATATCCCCGTCGAGGATGTATATCTGACTGCGCTCCTCACTGACGAGCTTGGAACTCTGATAGACAGTGAAGATACAGATGACCGTGCATGCCGCCAACGTGAGGACGACGGTCATCAGGGCCAGTTTGGTTTTCTGTTCTAAGGATTGGATCAGCATAATTGTTAGGAGTTATTGAGTTTTTAAGTTGGCAGTTTATGAGTTTTTGAGTTAGGGTTATGAGTCGGAGTTGTCTCGCATGGCTTGACAACTCCCAACTCCTATCTTTTAACTCCTAACTCCCTTCGGCTCCTCCGGGTCTGTAGTTGGAGTCGGACTTGCCCACATTGTTTATACTGCGGGCGGAGTCGGCACCACGGGCATAGGATGTTCCAAGGCCGGTCTGTGCCATGAAGGTTCGGGCTGTCTCACTGAAGCGGCCACCACCGTCACTGTTCGACTGCTGACTGGCTCCGATGATGGAGGCGGTGCCGTTGGCTACGGCGGCTCCTGCGGCGACAGTGGTCGTTGCAGCACCCATGGCGTAGCTGGCGCCACCGAAGACGAGGGTCTGGGCCATACTGCCGGATGCGGTTCCGGCACTCGAGCTGATGCCGCCGGGGATGAGCCACGAGGCGACTTCGGGTACGAAGCGGAGGACGTAGGCTCCCACGAGCATGCCCATGGCGTACATACAGTTGGAGCCGATGCCCTGCAAGCCCAAGGCGCCTATCTGCTGCCATGAGTTCACGGTTCCTCTCAACAATGTGTCGTAGGCCTTGATGTCCTCCATGAGGTTGTACATCAGAATAAAGTCAATGTAGTAAAGGCAGAAGTACACGACAAAGCCCCATAGGGAAAGCGACAGGTACTTGCCCATCCACTGGGCCCAGGCGTTGCTCCATGGCGGTACGATGCTCAAGGCGAACATGATCGGGGCAAAGGTGGCGAGGATGGTCATGAAGATGCGCTGGGCAACGAGCATGCCGTAGTAGGACATCTGGAAGATGAGCTCGCCGACGAAGCGTATCACGTCGTTGATCCACTCGCTGACCTTGGTCTCGGCGGCAACGGCGGCACGCTGGGCGTAGTTGTTGATGGTGGAACCGAGGTTCTCCATGTTATAAATGAGCTTATCCCACCAGTGGGCATCCTCGCCGATCTCCTGCACCTGCTTGGCGGTCTCGATACTGTCCTGAACCTGACGGAGGCGCTTGAGGTAGTCGTCCTGTTTCTGTGCGACCTTCAGCTCCAGGGCCGCCACTTCCCGGTTCTTGCTCTGTGCCATCTGACGGGTCACGTCCTCCAGGCCTTTGCCGGGCATCCTGAGCGACATGCAGATATAGCTGCTGTAGGTGATACATAGGGAAAGGCCGATGATACGGGCGAGTTTCATCACGTCCATGCCGCGGCGGCCGAGCATCATCATCCAGCACTCGTAGGAGCCCATGCAGAGGGCAAGCAACAGGCCGAGCATCTTGGCAAAGCTGATGGCACTGCCGAGGACGGCGGACTTGGGAAAGGTCTCCATGGCCGTCAACAGTCGCATCAGACTGTCGTCGATGGCAGGGAGACCCATCGTCAGCAGCTGGTTGATGAACATTGAACTTGATAATAGTATGTCTGTCATGATGTTCTGTGGTTTTCAAGGTTAATAATATTGCTGTGCCATTCCTACAAGGTGAGCTACACGTGAGACGAGTTCTTCCATCTGCTTTTTGTACTCCACATAGGCTTCATGACGCTTGGAGTTTTCAAGCTCGTTGCCAATGCCCTGCTTGTGGGTGTAGGCGATGGACTGGCAGATCATGTCGTTCTGACGCTGGAACTCGTTAACCTGAGGGTACAATTTCCCTTTGCTTTTGGTAAGGCAGTAAGAGAGTCCCTCGGTGATGGCTCCCTGCATACGGTTGAAGTCGTCCTTGAAGGAGGAGTAGACAAGGTCGACGTTGCGGTCGGCGGCACGGACGACTTCCTCGTCGTGCATCTCCTTGACCTTGACACGCTCTGCCTCGGCTTTCTTGACTTTCTCTTTCTGCAGCTCCTCCTGGGCAATGCGGCGAGGCATGATGGTCTTGACGTTGGACTTGTGTTCCTTGAAGCGGACACGGTAACCGGACTTGAAGCCCGACCACTTCCAGTAGGTCTCGGCACCGGAGTAGTTCTTGTGGAGGAAGTAGTAGTACCAGCCGGGCTCGAAGTCCCACGGACCGGTCTCCATGCTCCGCCACTGCTTCTCCTTCTGTGAGTCGTGTACTTTCTTTTGCGCATAAGCGCTCCCGCTTCCCACAAAGAGGAAAGCGAGAGCTATAGAAACCATAGTAAAAGAGAGTATGTGTCTCATGGTATTGTTGGATTGATGATTGTTCGTTTTATTGATATTTAGTTCTTTTGTGGAGGGGTCTTATGCTCCGTACCACTTGTCAATGACTTTTTTCGCTATCTCGTCCTTTACCTCGCTGTTGAGGATGTCCCAGATGTAGTCGTAGTGGAAGCCGCTCATGGCAACGATACTACACCAGAGGTTGGCGGAGTCGATGATGCCGAGCATGTTGGAGATGTAGCCGTGGAGGGTGTTGACAAGCTCCAGTTTCTCGTCCATGCTGGCACGCATGAGGTTCAGTCCGCTGGCAGTAAGAGTGGCGTAGAGGGTCCTGATGTTCTTGATCTCTCGCGCACAGGCGTAGTTGGCCTCGGTATAGTACCACATCACTGCCGGTTTCTTGAAGGCGTACTTGGCGGTGTTCTTCGTGAACGTGGCATACTGGTCGATGAAACGGTAAAGGTCGGTGCCGGTAGAGGCGAGGGCCGCGCCGAGGATGACGTAGCTGTAGGCGTTGTTGAGCTTGGAGTTAAGCGTCATGCGCACGTCATTGAACTTCGTCGCGCCCTTGGTGACAAGACTCTGCTCGCCATAGCTTAGCGTCACCTTCTCCAGTGCCTTCTCCTCTTCCTTCTTGATGAGCTTGTGCAGCGAGATCAGGGCCTCGATGGTGGGCTGGTCATTGGGGTAGTCGAAGGCGTGGGCTTTCGACGGGTAGAGGATGGCAGCGGCCAAAATGCAGATGATAAGGGTATGGTACTTCATAGTTCTACGTTCCAAGGTTATTCCAGTCTCTGATGATCCCGTCCACCATGCTGCTCGCCTGATAGACGGCGGCCCAGCTCTCGGGGTCGATGGCGAAGAACACCTCGCCCCAGCTGCCGAACTGGCACATCATCACCATCACGTCCATCCGGTACTTCATCTCCAACAGACGGGAGTAGATCTTGTTGGCCAGCGTCAGACGGGTATAGCGGTCCATGAAGTTGTAGCCGTCGCCCTGTCCCATGTTATAGCGTCCGCCACCGCTGGGTATCTTCTGACGGATGATGGGATTGTCGGGCAGCCGTATCTTGCCGTTGTTCACCACGTCGATGAAGTCATGGATAAGACCTTCGGTCTCGATGACGACATCCGAGAGTTCGTTCAGGCAGAGGATATAGTTCTTCACTGGGTGCGTGAAGATGTACTTCGTCACCGTGGGCACGGAGGTGAGGATGTCGGCACTGAGCTGGAAGATCTCCTTGTAGTAGGCGGTCTCCTCACCGAAGCCGCGGACGTTGGTCATCGTCAGGTGGTAGAGTTCCTTGATGCCTTCCATGGTGGCGGTGTACTGCAATATCTTTTTCTGCTTGTCGGAGATGGTGTCCAGACGCTCGTTGTGCTTGTCCTCGATGGCCTTTTGCGCGGCGGCGTTGGCTGAGACCTGTGCGATGGTCTTGGTATCTATGACAAGGCGCCATCCGGCGAAGGTTGGCGTGGTGGCAAAGAGAAGCAGGGCTGCTGTAATCACACAGCACTTCTTATGTCTTCTGTCTGTCTTGTTCGTTTGCCTTCTGAACGTCTTGTCCTTTTTCAGTCTGATTTGTCCCATAGTGGCATGATTTTCTGTTGTTTGTTTACTTTGACCGCGAAGTCAAGGTACTTCTTGATTCCGAGTTTCTTGCGGTCTTCCTCGATTTTCGTGATGGCGGTCTGTATGTCACCGTAGTGGCGCTCATAGACTTTCAGGGCTTCTTTCTCGGCGCGCTCGGTGGTGTAGGCCCAGTAGCACTCGGGCGGTTCCTCCACGCCATAGACGTCGGAGTACTGTCCGCGGCAGATCCACACTTCCTTAAAGTAGCTGCGGCCGTCGTGGTTGTTGAGGGCGTTGACGGTGAAGATCTGCTGTTTCTGCACCTGCGTCAGTCCGAGGATGGCACTGATGGCATCGTAACGGTCCTTGAACTTACTCTGGTCGAGGAGGATTTTCACGTCAGAGTTGTTGATGATGGCTTCCTTGACAATCGGTGAATCTATCACGTCGTTCAACTCCTGGGTCACCACGCCGGCAATGCCGTGGAACTTTCTCACGGTCTTGTAGAGGTACTTGATGTACTCTGCCATGGTCGGTGAGGAGATGGCTTTCCACGCTTCCTCGATGATGAGGGCCTTGCGGCCTTTCTTAATGCGCATCTTCTGCAAGAACACGTCCATGATGATGAGCACGACGATGGGGAACAACACCGGGTCGTCCTTGATCTTGTCGATCTCGAAGACGATGAACTTCTCGTCAAATAGGCTGGCATCAACGTCGTTGTTGAGCGTGTGCTCGAGCTCGCCGCCTTTGTAGAACTGCTCTAATATTGCGGCGAAATTATCGATGTCGAAGGTGATGCTCTTCTCTCTCATGATCTGGGGGATGCGCTCGATGGCAAACTCGTAGTAGCTGTTGAAGCTGAGGTTGTCGACGTGCATTTTTCTTCTTTGTTTCTCCATGCGGTCGATGCGCTGCTCGATGGTGATGAGGTAGTTGCCCTCGATGAGCTGCGGCATCAGGCGCATGAGCTGGCGGTTGGCGGCAACCTTCTCGCCGTCGGTGGCGGCCTTGTCGTTGATGAGGTCGTGGAGCTTGTTCACTTTCCGCTGGATTCGTGCGTAAGCTTCCTTCTCCTGAGCAGGATGTAAAGAACCGTCACCGGCCAGACGAATGTCAGCAGCAGAATCGAGAGGATCATATTCACTATCCGGTCCGCCGAAGGCAGATGGATCTTCGGATGTTCCGGAATACTCGGGGTTGGGGATGTCTGTTTCATACGCGGTATGTCTGTATTTTTCTTCCAGTTCCTTACTGTGTTTCTCGTACGTGCCGTTCTTCTTGTCCTCTAAGAGCAGACGCTTGCGGAGCTGGTCGCGCTCTTCGTTGGTGAACGCCCTGAAGGGAGTGAAGTAGGACTCGTAGTACTCGACGATGGTCTGGTTGATGATCTTGTCCTCGATCTTCGTGGGTGCCTCGCTGCCCTTGAAGATGAGGAAGATGAGCGACTTGAGGAAGTTCTTCTTCTCTCCGAAGTTCTGGGCATACTCGGCGTCCGTGATCTTGAACGGATTCATCGAGATGGGTTTCTCTTTTGAGTAGGTGATGTAGGTGCCTTTGAAATAGCGGCAGATGCCTTCGTAAGAGTCGCCGGTATCGACCATCACCACGTCGGTGTTCTGCTCCAGGAGCTGGCGGACGACGGTGTTCATGTGGAACGACTTACCGCTTCCGCTTGGCTCGATGCAGAAGAAATTGGCATTGTCGGTCATCTTCACCCTGCCTTCCTTGCCAGTTATGTCGATGCAGACGGGCAGGCCCTGGCGGTCGGTGTAGTAGGTCTTCAACGGCGTGTCCTCGCTGTGCTTCAGGTGTTCCTTGAAGAAGAGGCAGAGGGCTGCGTCGTTGAGCGTCAGGAAGAGGTCGTAGTCGGGGTTGAACGAGTAGGCGTTGCCGGGAAAGGAGTCCATGAAGAGCTCCAGCTGGTTGTAGGCCGACTTCGATGCGAAGATGCCGCACTCGTAGAGCTTGGTCTCGATGAAGCTCGTCACGGGCGTCAGCTTCTCGGCCTTGCAGCTCACCAGCAGGTTGAAGTTGGTATAGACGAGCAGCTTGCTGTCCTGGGCAAGGAGGTTCAGCACGGCTTCGATGTCGGCCTTGGCGATCTTGTTGCTGGGGTCAGGCATGGAGCCGTGGCGCTTGGCCTTGCCTTGGAGTTTTCTCAATAGTTTGCGCTGCTGGGGAATTTGGATGACCTGGTTGTAGATGACGCAGTCGGTATCGGGTATCTCGCTGAGGAAGGCCAGCAGGTCGGTGGCGATGACGTAGCCGTTGACGGCGACGGACTGGTAGGGTCTGATGAGCGATGGAAGGTCTATCTCGTCCACGTCGACGATGTCGAAGGATTTTACGACCTGGTCGCCCATCTTCAGGCAGTCGTCACCGGCCTTGAAGCTCTGCATGGAGAACGGACCGTCCTTGAAGTGGAACGCCATGAAGCGGTGGAGGTACTCGTTGACCTCGTCCTTCGTGAGCTTGCAGTGCCAGACGCCGCGCTCCTTGAGAATGTCCATGACCTTGCTGACCTTCGTATGGAAGTCGAGCCAGGACTTGGGGTCGTACTTCACGAAGGCGGACTTCACCGCCTCCTGTGTGATGATGAGGTAAGTGCGGATCTCGGTATAGGGGCGTCCGTTGAAGTAGCGGAAGTAGCTGCGCGTGAGGAACTCCATGTCATCGGTGATGGCATGGTGGTAGCTCTGACGGCAGAGGATGTCCTGTTTCTGAAGGGCATAGCCTTCGCCGAGCGTCTGGACGATATTGTTCAACACGTCGGTATAGGCGACATACTGCACGGCATCGGTGGCATACTGCTGCACGGGGTTCTCAATCTCGATGATGACGGACGGATTGCCGTTCTTCGAGAAGAGGACCGTGTTCATCAGCTTGCCTTCGGCATCCTTGATGTCTTGGAGCTGGGCGAAGAGACCGTCAAGCGGCTTGTTATTGGTACTCATGGATGTATTTCTTTCTTTACTTTGTTCTATTTTGTATTGGTAATCAGTGACTGACTATAAGGTGACATCTGTGGCTAATGTTCATACATCTTACAGTAGTAGAAGTTACCACGGTGCCGTTTCTTGCTGTGCAGTCCGCTGCGCTGCTTCACGTAGATGGAGATGATTCCCACGGCTATGAGAACGACCATGATGATGAAGCCCACGAGCTTGCCGAAGATGATGGACGAGAGCAGAAAGCCGAGGAAGCTGATGCCGATGGCTGCAGCGGCATAGGTCAGGAACCTGCCACGGATACCCATGAACTCCAATGGTTTCTGTAAGCCCTTGAAAACCGGGATGTCGTTGAAATTGATGTCCATTTGGCTAATGTTTTGTTTATAATTATCTTTACGTTATATATAGTTCTTAAGGTGAATTTTCAGAGTTGAAAGGTATCCGAGCCGACTCTTGACATCGGTCGGACACCTTGTAAACAGCAGCGTGTAATCACTTGAAGAACAGAGGCAAAGCCTCGCTCATTGCAAGGAAAGCTACACAACCGCCAATAGTCAGCATGATGGCCTTCTTCACGTCCTGGTCTCCGTTCTTGTAGGCTCGACAAGACAACGCCCATTTCCGCCTTACGGCGGCGGGTCTTCATCCGTCTGCCCCCGAACCGTACGTACATGTTTCCACGTATACGGCTCTCTTTTTCCAACGAGCTCTATTTGATACCTCGCTGAATCAGAGCAAAGCATTCTGGACAGACGACAAGCGTCTTCCTATGTATTGACAGCATTGCTTTCTCTGACTCTTTCTCACCTTTAAGGTGATTCAGATTACGGACTTGATGGACAATTAGTTTTTCCACATTCTGCTTACCGCAGAGTTCACAGACTCCCGACCTTAATCTTTCGGGAATACTTGGGAACGGCAGAGTAATCCTATGTGGCAAGACGTCCACCTTAGAATTAATATCTGCATTTCTGCGCTTGAAGCCTCCATTGTAGAGCATTCTAAGCTTTTCTTTGCCCTTTTTATCCTTGTAGGGGATTACGAAGTCTTTATCCTTACGGTACTTCTTTTTCACCTGCATGGATGAAAGGTTCAGTTTCTGCCCAAGAGTCTTATACAGACTCCACTCCATAATGTAGCCGAATGTAGAACACACTGAGGAAGTGTTATATGCAATCGAGTAGTAATTGTAGAATCCTCTTATCTCGCCATTGTATTGAGCGAGTATCTTGTCGGGTTCAAGTGCTATCAGCTTGCCACGCGATTGCGAGCGCCACACATCTTTGCCATTGATGTTCTCTATCTTGAGAGCACCCAGCGCAGACAGCTTCTTTCTCGCAGTCTCAATGTTAACCGTAAGCACTACAGAGCCGTTGAATACTCTACAGCGGATTCCATTCTTGTCTCTCTTGACTGCATTGGATTTCCTCACAGAGATTTCATATCCAAGGAACTTGGCTTTGTCCTGTCCGTTGGTGATAAGCGTTTTCTCGTCGGACAGTTCAAGATGTAATTTCTCACTCATGAACTTTGCGATGTCCGCTTTCATCTTTACACAGTCATCCTTGCTGCCGATGACTCCTATGAGGAAGTCGTCTGCGTACCTTACATACTGTATGCTTCTGTAGTTTTCGTCCATTGCCTCTGTGGGTGACATGCTGAACTTTTGACTGCGCATATTCTGATACTTGTATATCATTTCTGCACGTTCTGTACTGTCTTCCACAGAGTTGATTTTCTTCTTCAGATTGCACATCCTCGTGTTCAGTCGGTAGTATTCGTTGTTTCTTTTTCGTGCGTCTCCTTTATCAAACTTCTCAGCATACTCCGCCATATACTTGTCGAACTGGTCAAGGTAGATGTTAGCCAGTATAGGGCTAATGATACCACCTTGGGGCGTTCCCGAGTATGTGTGGTGAAATTCCCACTTCTCGGCATAACCTGCATTCAGAAACTTTCTAATCAGCCTCAGAAAACATTCATCCTTTATTCTCTTGCGAAGAATTTCTATGAGGACGTCATGGTCTATATTGTCGAAGAAGCCTTTTATGTCTCCTTCTATAAACCACTTAGTTCCTGAGAACTGCTTCTGAATTTGTGCGAGTGCGGTATGGCAGCTCCGATTTGGTCTGAATCCGTGCGAGGTCCACTCGAAGTTTCCCTCGTAGATGGCTTCAAGAATCATCTTCACTACCTGCTGCACAAGCTTGTCGTTGAAAGCAGAGATGCCTAGTGGACGCAACTTGCCGTTTTTCTTCGGTATATACGTCCGCCTTGCAGGGCATGGCTGATAAGTCTCATTACGGAGACTTACGATAAGATTGTCAATCTGCTCAAGGGTAAATCCTTCCGCAGTCCTCTTGTCTGTTCCTGCCGTCATATTTCCAGGGTTGGCATATATGATTTGGTAGGCAGCATAGAAAAACTGCTTGTTGAACAGATTCCGATACAACCGTTCGAACTTGTAGTCCGAATCTGAGCTGTGTTCGCTTAGAGCTTTTAATACACTCTCGGGATTTCTTAATGAATCACTCATCTTCCTTTAATTGTATTAATGTTAGTACTCATCTCCCCTTCGCCAAGTACAAGGCTTTCCCTTGCTCAGACTACTATGGGAGCTCCGTTGCCATGTCGGATATTCATGGGCCCACCCCAATAGCCTTTCGGCGTTCCGATTTAGGCAATCTCCGTTTAGATATGCGCCAACTATTAGCGCGGCAGACTGTCGGATGCGACTTTCGTCTCTTTCCGCTTATTGCGGCTGCGGTGTGACATTCTCTTGGACAAACTTCAAATGCAGGGAAGCTGCCTGTCAACACTATGGCGATTTCAACTGTCTTTCGCCATAACCACTTCAATTGTCGCAAGACTATCGTTCAATCAATCCAGACTTCATCCTCATGTCTGTCTTTCTCCCTTGCGGTTCAGTCGCACCATGACAGTTAGGTGACTTTCCGCTTTGAATTAATTAAGTCTTTTTAATTTTGCTTATGTAACAAAATTTGTTAAGGCTCATTAAAACTTACGACATGCTATGTTCCCCTTAAAGTTTCCTTAACCGGGTAAGTCGTTTGGGAGTAGGTCTTCGAGTCAAACCTATCCTCTTGCTAAAGAGGCATTTAGCACATATCCATTAACGGACGCACACATCTTGAAGTAGATGGAAAATGCACCGACGAGAGCAATGACTGCAGCGATGGCTTTCATCAAGTTACTGACGGGGGTCTGGTAGCTCGACACCTCGGTGATGGCCTTCGTGAATCCGCCGGCTCCTTTGTATGGGGCACAGAACGAAGCGTATAAATGTGGATGAGACGAAAAGAGAGCGAAAGGTTTGAGAGACAAAGGGTTAGGGAGATTGAGGATGGAAAGGCGGAAAAAACGAAACGTTTACATGGGTTTAATTTTGGTTTACGTGGAGGGCTGGATGAGGCTTAGATGATGGGCGGTTGGTTTACATGAGGTTTGCAGTTGGTTTAACATGAGGGGGGATGGTGGAAACGACCGGATTTGGAGGCGGATTGGAAGCGGTGATTTAGGCGGCTGTGTGGCCGTCTTTTTTTGTGCCTGTATAGATGGGCAATGAGGCTGTAAATGGCGTAAATACGGGCGTTTGTGGCGGTTTTGTGGGTGTTTTGTAGACGTTGGGAGCTGGTGGAGGTAGAAAGGTGGAGGAAAGATTAACGAATGGCGTTGGAAAGGCGTGGAAAAGTCGTTGGAAGATGACAGAAAAGGAGGCGTTGGCTGAGGCTGACTCCTCCTTTTTCGTGTGTTGTGGGAGGGGAGGGAAAAGGGGCGATTTTGTCGTGATTTCAGATTTGGGAATTCATTTGGATATTCAGTTTGGGAATTCACCTTTGGAAGTTTGGGAATTCAAAAAGTGGAAATGAGGGGGTGGATGGAAAAGGGGTAAAAGTACGCATTTTTTCAGTTAGACCCCCGATTTTTGGCGATAGCCCCCCCCCTCAACGACCCCCACCTTTTTGAAATACACATTATTATATATAGCGTAAAGGCCTGTAAATAGGGGGATTTCGGCGGTTTTCAAGACTGATGAGGGAGGGGGACACCAGGAAAAGGGAGGTCAGAGGGGTGCAAGGAGTGCCCGTAGGGGGGTGAAGAGGGGACGATGGCGTGATAGTTACTTTATTGTAAAGTCGAAAACTGAAGTATAAGCACCCACCCCATTAATAGTAAATACTATGCAGTATTCACCCGGTTTGGCGTCTACTGTAACATCATAAACTCCCTCCTTCAGTTTGGTAGAGGAAACGACCACATCATCAGCTGTTTCCAGTCCCGAATTGTTACCTCCCCAGAGGCTATAAGAGCCTTGCACCAATTGTCGTTTGTTCTTTTTGACCACGAATCTCGAAACCGCAAAATCCCGTAGGGTGTAATTACTTGAGAACATATAAAGGCGTTGCGCCTTGCTTGCAGGGACCATACCAAAGTGCATTCTAAAATGTGCCTTACCTGTAAATACATAGGGAGAGGTTGTGCCTGCGAACTCTACTTTTACCTTTGTTTTAGCAATGCCATAGCTTAAGGCCGTTCCTAAAGCATTAGCCTTCACGCCAACATATTTTATTGCTTCCATTGGCTGTTCACAGCTATCAATAACAGCATAAATTCCGACAGAATCTCCAGCGTTCATATAGGCTTTTGCCATAGCTTTAATTTCTTGTTCGCTCTGACCGAACGAACATACAGAAACAATGATGCAAATAATAGATAGTAACAATTTCTTCATATTGCGATAATTATAAGTTAGACTAAACGTACGAGGCCGACGATGGTGCTGAGTGAGCGGATGTCGTCCTTGGGGAGGGGGAAAGGCTTGTAGTGCTTGTTTTCTGAGACGCAGAGGATGCAGTCGTCGTTCTTTTCGCACTCCTCGACGTACTTGACGAGGACACCCTGGCTGGTGTCGAGGACATAGACGCCGCCCCACTGGAAGAAATGAATCTCGGAGATTTTGCGGCAAGCGATGATGTCCCCATTGCAGTAGAGAGGGGTCATGGAGTCGCCAGAGACGCGAATGAGGAAGTTGGCTCCCTTGGCTTCGAACTCCGGGATGGAATAGTGCTGACAGTCGTCGAAGCTCACTCCATCATTGTCGATGGCCGGGAAGCCCGCAATGGCCTCCATTGGAATAAGCGGGATGCCCTTGTGCCTTGAACTTGTTTTCTTTGCTTCGGGCAAGGGTTGTTCATCAGACTTCAACAATGAGCCTTTGCCTGTGAGTAGCCATTCTCCTGATATATTATAGAGTAATACAATATTCTGTATTGCAGAAGTCCCAACACTGCTTCTACCTTTAGATATTTCAGTTATCATCGATGAACTAACGCCAACGCTTGAAGCAAACTCCTTTTTACTTGAGACAATACCGTCCTTTAAAAGCCTTTCATAAGCCTCTATAAACCTATTAGAAACGTCCTTTTTATCTCCCATATACAGAATATTGAAAAATAATTGCCTAAAAATTTTGTTCTTAATACAGAATACTGTATCTTTGCAGCGTGTTCCGAATGGAATGTGCGCCCAAAGATACGAAAAAGGGCGGAGAAGAAAGAAGAAATAAGGTTAAATGTTAATAAGTGAAGATTATGAAGAAGTACATTCACCTGAAGAAGGAAGACCGCGAGTTTATCGCGAAGGCGTTTGGCATTACGCCTCGCATGGTGTTCAGTGCCGTCCACTTTGAGAGCGACTCGGAGCTGGCTCGTAAGGTACGTAAGTTGGCGATGGAGCGTGGCGGCATCGTGATGGTTGAAGCCCAGGAGGCCGAGACCCTGTTTGACGCTGACGTCTATATGCGTCAGCGGTTGGGCAACGGCGTGCTGTTGGAGTTCAACCTGCAGGACAGCAGCTGCGTTGTTCTGCACAAGGGCGAAAGCGTCAGGAAGTATGAGAACGTTCTTATCCGCGAGATACCCCAAATACAGGCATGGGCATCGGCATTAAGATAGGAGGCAGGAATGGAGTACTACGACAACAAACTATGCGTGAGCTACCAGGATCTTGTGGATGGAGGCATTATCAGTGCCTGCAACTACCGCAACTGGGTGAATCGCGGCAAGGTGGACGTTGTCCGTAAGGGAGGTGGCAGAGGCAGTTGCGCCCTGATAGCCGTTGACAGTTTGCCGGAGAGCTATCGCGAAGAAGTGCGCCGTAAATATCCGGATGGCGCGATGGTGCTATTGGTTGGCTGGGTGAACAGCAACTACGAGCTTGACCAGGGCGCGGTGGTCTTCTTCCACGACCGTAATAAGACCGGCGTTGACCTGCCCGAGGACAAGGCACGTGAGTACATCATCAACGCGAGCGTGCTGAACACGTGCATCAAGCTTTATGAGCGTGCCAAGGACTACCGTAAGCTGATGGGCGAGAAATATGACTGGAGCATGATGGCGGAGGCCATCGAGGTGCTGCGTAACGAGCTCCACCACACACTGCCTAAGAGCACGCTGCGGTTTAGGAAGAAAGTGAACGAGTACCGGAAGGAGGGCTATGGCTGCCTCATCAGCGGCAAGTTCGGCAACCAGAGCGCCCGCAAGGTCGATTACAAGACCGAGCGGCTGATATTGGCCATCGCGTGCCAGCCCAACAAGCCCTACAACACGAGCGTTCTGGAGATGTACAACATGTTTGTGTGCGGCGAACTGGAAGTTTACGACCCCGACACCGGCGAGGTATTCAACCCCGACGACTTTGTAGACAAGACTGGCGAGCCTAAGGCCCTGAGCGAGGCCACCATCTGCAATTACCTGAACAAGCCCAAGAACCGCACTCTAATCGACCACAAGCTGATGAGCTTCACGACGTTCATGCATGAGCAAATGCCCCACGTCCACCGGCACTCCCCCGAATTTTCACTGAGCAAGGTGAGCTTCGACGACCGCGACCTTCCGCGTAAGCTGAAGGACACGAAGGCAAGGCCGAAAGCCTACTACGCCTATGACGTGGCGAGCCAGTGCGTTGTCGGCATGGCCTACAACAGGAACAAGAACGTGGACTTGGTAGTGGACTGCTTCCGCGACATGTTCCGCTTGTTGGACCGGAACGGCTGGGGCTGTCCGGCGCAGGTAGAGGTGGAGAACCACCTGATGAGCCAGTGGAAGGACAGCTTTCTGAAAGCCGGTGTGATGTTCCCCTTCGTAAGGTTCTGCGCCCCGCAGAACTCCCAGGAGAAATATGCCGAGCCTATGAACGGCGCGAAGAAGTGCAGCATCGAGCACAAGAACCACCTTGGCATCGGCCGGTTCTACGCCAAGGACCGCCACTACAGGACAGAGGCCAAGAAGGTGTTTGACGAGAAGAACGACACCTACGAGGACAAACAGTACTACTCGTGGGAGGAGCTGATAGCCGACGACCGCCGTGACGTGTGGGAGTTCAACCACAGTTTGCACCCTAACCAGAAGAAGTACCCCGGTATGACGCGTTGGGACGTGCTTGTGGCGAACATCAACCCGACGCTTGAACCATTGGAGAAGAGCAAGGTGGCACGGTATATCGGCGAGCATGTAGAGACCACAATACGTCGGAACTCGTACTGCCGGGTGCAGTACAAGGACTGGTGGCTGAGCGACGTGAAGGTTATCGAGCAGCTTGAGCCTAACAACTGGAAGGTAGACGCCTACTACCTGCCCCATGAGGACGGCAGCATCACAGACGTGTATATCTGGCAGGGCGACCGCTACATCGACAAGCTGGAAGACGTCGGCACGTTCAACACCGCCGACTGCGAGCAGACTGAGGCGGACGAGGCCGTGAAGCTGAAGCAGCAGAAGAAGATAGCCAAGTTCAACAAATGGGTGAAGGACAACGAGATTGGCACGGTGGGCGTGGCGGCGAAGAGCCAGGAAGAGCCGGAAGCCATATCACTGGCGGCCATAGAACCTCCTGAGGAAACGGAAGAGCCGGACGTGCCGCTGACGGAAGACTACGGTCGGAAGGCGCTGGAGGACTATTAAGGGCCGCTGCACAGCAGCGGCGTACAGAACCCAGCACGATATAGGGGCGCGGGGTTGTAACCCCGCGAACAGAAACAACATTTTAATGATATTAGAAAGGACTTCGAATTATGATTACAGAAGCGCAGAAAAAGAAGATTTTGGAGGCGGTGCGAGCCAACCGCCCGAACTATCCGAGCGACGCGAAACATGCGGCAAGCTTGGGCATCAGCACGAGCGTGTACAGCTCCATCAAAAACGGGCAGACGGCCAAGGCGTTGAGCGACGGCAACTGGATAAGCATCGCGCGCAAGCTGAACGTCAGCCTTCGCCCCGGCATGGAGTGGAAGGCAGCGAAGACCCCGACGTTTGACTTCATCACGACGCAGCTGGAACTGAGCCAGCAGTCGAGCCTTAGTGCGATACTGGTAGACATCCCGAATATCGGCAAGACGTTCACAGCCAAGTACTATGTGAGGAGCCACAAGAACGCCGTGTATATCGACTGCTCACAGGTGAAGACTAAGACCCAGCTTGTGCGCAAGATCGCGAGCGAGTTTGGCGTGTCGAGCGGCGGCTGGTACCACAACGTGTATGAGGACCTGTGCTACTACCTGCGCAGCATCGACCACCCGCTGGTCATCCTCGACGAGGCCGGCGACCTGAAGAACGAGGCGATGCTTGAGCTGAAGGCGATGTGGAATGCCACGGAGCGCTGCTGTGCCTGGTACATGATGGGCGCTGACGGACTGAAGGAACGCATCAGGCGCAGCATCGACCTGAAGATGGTGGGGTACACCGAAATTTTCTCGCGCTACGGCAACCACTACTCGAAGGTGACCCCTGACGACGGCCGTGAGCGCGAGCAGTTCCTGAACAGCCAGGCGAAGATCGTGGCCAAGGTGAACGCTCCGGAAGGTGCCGACATTGCCTCCATCGTAAGACGTAGCAAAGGTGGCCTGCGTCGAGTGTATACCGAGATAGAGAAACTAAAGATGACGCAGGGATGAGCAAGCGAGCATACAGCGTTCGTGACATCGAGGCTAAGAAATGGGTGACGCTGCCGTGGGGCGAGAAATGGAGCTCCCCCTTTGGTTATCCAGCCGACAACGCCCGTTGGTTCATCAGCGGTGCGAGCGCGAGCGGCAAGAGCTCCTTTGTGATGCAGCTGGCCAAGGAGCTTTGCAACTATGGCAGGGTGCTTTACATGAGCTACGAGGAGGGCGTGAACCAGAGCTTCCAGCGTCGGCTGGGCTATCTCCACATGGACGAGGTGCAAGGCCGGTTCCGTGTAGCGATGGGCGACACGTGGGACGAGCTTGTTGCCCGTTTGAAGAAGCCGAAGAGCGCGAAGTTCATCATCATCGACTCGTTTCAGGTAGCCCCCTGGGACTATCCCGAGGCGGTGAAGCTGATGGAGACCTTTCCGAAGCGTTGCTTCATCTGGATCAGCCAAGAGAAGAAGAGCCAGCCGTTAGGCGGCGGCGCGGTGCGACTGAAATACATCTGCGACATGAAGGTGCGAGTCGTTGGCTACAAGGCCTACTGCCAGGGGCGTAGCATCGGCGAGGCCGGCAGCTACTTCACCGTGTGGGAGGAAGGCATACTGAAGACCAGCAACCAGATATAACTGCAGAGAGGGCCGCTGCCCAGCAGCGGCATACAGAACCCAGCGAGATATAGAGGGCGCGGGGTTGTAACCCCGCGAACAGGACGTCCCCTCGAAGATGAGGGCCGAGAAAGCAGAACTTTATTAACTTAAACGATAACGGATATGGACGAAGTGATTGAGAAGATAGTGGCTGAGGCGAAGAAGCAAGTATCGGAGTTTGGTTACAGCGACCAATGGCAGATACTGAGTGAGGCAGCTCAGCGACTTGAAGACTTGGGGCATGAGGCCCTGAAGCTTGAGTATATGATAGAAGACATGGAAGGAGGTGAGGAATGAGCGAGGAAAGCAGAATGATAACGGTGCGCGCCCCCCACGGGCGCATCACCCACGAGCGTTTGGTGCTTCATGGCCTCCGCTGCGGTTACTGCCAGGGCAACGGCTGGTTCTGGGGGCTCGACGAGATTGGCGAGAGTGTGAAGGAACCCTGCCCGATATGCAAGGGCCGAAAGACGGTAGAAGCCGAGGTGAGGATAGAATGGAAAGCGGAAGGAGGTGAGCGATGAGAGCCGTAGTGGAATTTGCAAAGATGATTGTGGCGTTGAGCTTATTTGTCGCCTTTGAGCTGATTTTTGGGCTGGCTTCATTCTTCTCGAACAAAAAGATAGATTTAGGAGAATGAGTCTATATATAAAAACAATTAACAATAAAGATTATGAGTAACATTTTGGAGAATTTGAAGAAGCGTCTGCAGGTGTGGCATGAGGAACGTGCGGACCGCATGGAAGCCGCCCGCCAAGCGGAGCTTGACGAGGCCGCCCGCAGAGAGGTGAACGTGATGGAGTTCAATGGTGCGCTCTATCTGAGTGTTAGCGGTGTGCCTTTGTTGGGCATCGGCGACATTTCGGGCGACCTGCCGACAGCCGTGCAGGCAGCGCGCCAGAACTATAAAGACTGGAAGGAGGAGAAGCTATGGGAACGGAGAGGAACTACGCACGCTTTTACGCTCTTCTGAAGAAGATGCCGTATGCCGACAAATCGACCCTCGTGGAGCAATATACTCACGGTAGGACGACCCATCTTCACGAGACGACGGCGAGCGAGTACCGCACGATGTGCGACGAGATGGAGCGCGTGACGGGCTATGCCGAGCGCAGGAAGGCCCTTCAAGCCCAGCTGAGGAAGAAGCGCAGCGCCTGTCTGCGTCTGATGCAACAGCTTGGCGTGAACACGACGGACTGGCCGACCGTGGACAACTTCTGCCGTAACCCCCCGGTATCTGGCAAGCGTTTCGCCCAGCTGGACGAAGAAGAGCTTGACACCCTGCAGGTGAAGCTTAGGATGATTCAGAAGCACGGCGGTCTGAAATCCCGACCGATAGCGCAGCCCAAGACAGAGCAAACCACGATATACATTCCCTTAGGCGGAGACACCGCCGAGGCATAAACAATAACCCATTAAAAACAAAGAACAATGGCAAAACGAGTAAAGAAAATCATCATTACCGGCGTGACGCGCGAAGCCGCCGACGAAGCCTTCGCCAAGTATGCCAAGGCCGACGCGGAGAGCGCGAAGATAACAGCCGACATCGAGCTTCAGTGCGCCAAGATCCGCGAGAAGTATGCCGGCCGGTTGGCCGAGCTTGATGCCGCGAAGACGGTAGCCTTCGACACGCTACAGAGCTTCGCCACAGAGAACCAGTCCGAGCTGTTCTCGAAGAAGAAGAGCCTTGACATGGCCCACGGCGTGATAGGCTTCAGGACCGGCACGCCCAAGCTGAAGACGCTGAAGGGCTTCACGTGGGCGAGCGCGCTGCAGCTTGTGAAGGAGTTCCTTCCGGCCTATGTGCGCAAGACCGAAGAGGTGGCCAAGGACAAGCTGCTTGCCGACCGCGACATGGATGTGACCGTGAAGGACGGAGCAGGCGAAGTGAAGCTGAGCCAGGAGATGACTCGCTGCGGCATCCAAGTGGTGCAGGACGAGACCTTCTATGTGGAACCCAAGAAAGAGGAGACCGCATGAAACGCAAGGTGATACGTCCCGAGAAAGTGGCCCTGTGCCGTCTGTGCAAAGGCACGGGCATGGTGTCGGGCAAAGACAAGCATGGCCGCTTACTGCTTCGCGTCTGCCCGCAGTGTGAGGGCAGCGGCCGCGTGAAGGTGAGCGGCGTGATGGAATTTGACATTCAACCCTACAAGGAGAAATAGCGAGCAATGAAGAATCGTCGTGGAGTAAGTTATCAGAAACGTGTGGAGGAGATCAACCGGATATATGACCAATGGGCCAAGCGCGGCGTATCGAACCGCGAGATATGGCGTCGGTACGTATATCCGACGTATGCCATCACCGAACGCACGTTCTATAACATACTCAACGCGAGCGCAGAATCCAAGAACGTGATAGCTGACGACTGCCGTCAGCTATTGCTGTTCAAGAATGAGGACTTTGAGTAAAGGCGACGGCTTGTAAGCCGCCGAACAGGACGTAGCAAGGACAGATTATGGCAAGCGACATGGAACGAGGCCTTCAACAGGTCATCAGGAACATCCTGAACGACATCAAGGTGGAGCTTGGCGACGAGTTTGACAGGAACTTCGAGCGCCAGGGCTTCTTTTCGGAGAAATGGCAACGCAGGAAGAGCCCTACCCGTGCCGGCGGTGCGATACTTGTAGATACGGGCAAGCTTCGCAGGAGCATCAAGAGCACGAGCACGTCGGACAGCATCGTGTTTTCGAGCGACCTGCCCTACGCCTCCATCCACAACGAGGGCGGCGAGATCAAGGTGACGCGTAAGATGAAGGCCTACTTTTGGCACAAATACTACGAGGCAACTGGTTCGTTCGGCCGCAAGAAGAACGGCGAGGCAAGGAAGGACAAGCGGACTGTACAGCTGAGCACGGAGGCCGCGTTCTGGAAATACCTCGCTCTGATGAAGGAGGGCAGCAGCATCAAGATACCGAAGCGTCAGTTCTTAGGCGCTTCTCCTGAGGTGGAGCAGGCCGTGCGGGAAATCATCGAAGAGAATTTAGGAGAATATTTCAACGACGTAAAACTGAAATAATCATGATGAGAGAAGAATTGTTTGAAGCCATCAAAAGAGCTATGGCCGATACAGAAGTGAAACATATAGACTTGTGGAACCACAACGTAGAGTTTTTGGAGCAGGAAGATACGTGGCCCATGCCGGCATTGTTTGTGGAATTCGGCGCCATCAGCTGGGAGCCCGTATCCGGTCTTCATCTTCGCGGCACGGGAGAGGTTCGCCTTCATCTTGTAACGAACTGGAACGAGGGTGGCTATGAATCCGCTTTTGCCTTATGCAGCGAGGTGAGCGTGCGTGCTTGCGGCCTGAGCGGTAAGTGGTTTGACCATCTTCGTCTTCTACGCACAGAGACGAACCACAACCACGAAGATATATTGGAGAACATCGACACTTACAGCGTGCGTTATTTGCGTTATGGCGGATAGCGGATATAGAAGCTATAGCTGCGATAGAAGAAGCCCCGGCGGATGATTTACCGTCGGGGCTTAGTTGTGCCAACACGAGGCAAAAGAAAGGCCTCAGACGGCATACTTCTTAAATAGGGTGTCAAGTTTGTAGTAAACAATCTTTTCCAAAAACGGGTTGATGTCTAGCCTTTTAGAACTTTAAGAATACCTCATATTATAAACATAGCTTAACATAATATATTTGCATATTTC